CATAACTTGATTTGGATTTAATCCTACTTGTTTAAAACAAAAAGAATGCAGTGTTTGAAAGTATGGTAAGTCATCGTCTTGTAATTTAAATTTACGCATAGCTCTTTCTTTACCTTCTTTTGCTGCGTTCTTACTAAATGTAAAGTATCCAATTTTATTTGGTGGTGTATGTTCTAAAAACTTTTCAATCTCATTTAACAATGTCCAAGTTTTACCTGTACCTGGTGGTCCGTATATTATTCTTCTCATTTTTTAAAATTTCTTAAAGCTAATTTAACTCCCAATTTCTTTTGATAAGGTTTTAAAACTCTATTAATTAAAGTTCCATCTTTTCTATGAGATGCACATTTTGAATCTATTAATATAATATTATCTTTATCTTTTACTGCCACAAAATCAAAAGGACATTGTGGATCCATGCTTTTTGAAACCCAGTAACCTTTTTTTATATACTCAACCATACATTCTAATTCCATTATCGTTCCTTTTTTAGATTTTTCATTATTAGATTTTTTTTCTTCAATTTTTTCTATTTCAAAAAGTGTTCCTTGATTACTCATTAATAGTTTGTGCTCCTAAATGATTTTGATTTGTATGTTTCTGGTTTCTTGTCAAATCTTGCTACAACAAATACTGATAGTTTTGTTTTACCAACTCTTTTAGTTGTGCAATTAAAATAATCTTTTAACATCTGTGATGTTCTTTGATATGGCACCTTCCAATGTTTTCTTGATAGGTAGTTGTGAAAGAAGTTATCAAATACAAAATAGTGATAACCTTCTTTAGTATACGTACCACCATTTTTTAAATCCTCGTAATCATCTTTTTGTATTCTGTTTACACAATAGTCTTCAAGATAATTTCGTAATATATCTTTTGTACCTGTGCCTTCTGCCGGTTCTGTAATCTCTGCGTTCTCTAATAATAAATTAGTCTTTTGTTTCCATTCGTTTGTTTTTAATGTTGGTGGATTAAATCTAAGTTGCTTCACACATTCTTCTTGAAACAAACTTTGATTTGTTAAATGTTTTGCTGAGTCTAAATACAATCTATCGCCATCCACGTTCATGTAATAGTAAGGCTCTTCCAGGTTGACCACCTGAAGATCAGACAGATTAGGAAACACAGCTTCTTGCCCTATACCAAATTTTCTAGTTTTACATAATTTTTTATCACACAAACTACACATTGGTTGGTCATTACATTTATAACCCCAATCTTTTTTCTCGTGTTGTTTTGTAATTATATTTACTTCTGTATCAGACAATGGCTTATCCATTGCTGTTTCATTAAATAATATTATCTTTGACTTCCAATTGTCTGGCCATTTAGATTTTGCATACACACCATAATGAAACAATGCATTGTTTCTACCACCCTCTCCCACTCTGTTTTGTATCATAAGTTCGATACAAGGTGGTCCGTCAGAGTATGGTGTTTCTGGTCTTTTTATTTTTAATTCTAATAATTGTTCTTCTGTAATTTTAGTTGCATCATACAACTCATAAAAGGTTCGAAGGTTAACAGATTCTGCATTTTTATTAAAGCAATATCTTACAGTGTCATCACCATTATAATATGGTAAGTTTAAAAAATTTCCTGTATCATCTTTCGATTTTAATTCTCTTTGTTTTGGAAATACTTCTGACCCACCATAGCCAAGAACAGATCTAATCTCGTTTAGTTTGTCCTGCATTAATCCTGCAGACACATAATCTACTGTAAATAAAAATACATGTGCACCACCCGACTTAGATCTAAATACTAACAATGGTAATTTAAGTTGATCTATTTTCTTAATTAATTTTGCGTGATCAAAACCTGCATAAGAGTCTATATCTATACAACCCCATTTACATTTGTTGTCATCGTTGATTGGTATGACACCTAAACTTTGTGATCCTTGTAAATGATCTAACCAATGTTTATCAGTTATTGCTTCTCTCTTAACAAACGACTTACCCTTTATCTTATTGCCATCGCCATTTGATTCGCCAACTATAGTGACACCATGTGCACGATCTAAACCCTCAAATATTTCTTTAAACTGTCTTATATTCTCCATAACTTTTTAAGTGGGCGGCTTTACTCTCGCTCCCCCGCCCACTACCTAGGATCTGGTTAATAGTTAGAAGATGTTTTTTTGATTGGTTCTTCCGAATGTTTAACTTCGACCTCACCTTTACCTACACTTGTAGCAAAGTTTTTAGCCATATCGTAAACATCTTTGCTTTCGACAGGACCAACTTTACTTACATCCCAACCAAACCATGTTCCTTTGTCGTTAGACATCTGAACAGTGGATAGTTTATAAATGTGGCTGTATGTAGGCGGAGTAAACAATCCGTTTTTACCTTGCATCTTAATACCCATCATCATTGAGTTCCATTTTCTACTAACTTTTAATTGAGTAGATTTCATAGAGATCAATGCAGTTTGTGGGTTTTTACCAACGACTAGTACAAAGTGATTGGCAGTGTTTTCAAGATAGTTGCCGTTTGGTAATCTATCTTTGTAGTCTTTACCCCTAGTGGTTTGACTAACGATATCACTATCTGCCTCGTGAATTGCAACAGGTGCACCACTGCTGGTACCTCTGTCCTGCCACTCAACGTACTGTCTTTTATAATGACAAGGTATTACTTGAACACTATCAAACAATTCGTTTGTAACTGTGTTGATTATTTTGCCGGGC